TTTTCTACCTATAACAGCAATTGATTCTTGCATTTGTGCTTCGGGAGGAACCATTGGACCAAAAGTTTTAAGATCTTCTTGGATTTCCATCATCATTTCTTCTATTTTTTCATCGGTCATTTGCCATACATTTCTAAACACAAAACGTCTACTAATAAATTGATCAATAAATGGAACTAATTGTGTGGTTGTTGCTGCTCTATCTCTAAGAATTTCAGAATTTTTAAGTTCTTCAAAATAATTATCATCAGTAAAAATAAATTTTATATCTTGTTTAATTTCGTCCCATTCTTCAGGAGCAATAACTTGACGAAGAACTAATTGCTTTTCTAATGCCGCGTAAAATAAATGACTAAATTGATGACGAAGTCTATGTACAAATTTGGTAAATTTTAATTCATCTCTTGTAATTTCCGTTGGACGTCCCATATTAAATGTTCCGCCTGGATCAGTTCTTGTAATTGGAACTTTAAGAGCTTTATACAATTTATTAAGAAAATATGACATATGTTCAGTAAGTTCATTTAATTGAGTACCTTCAGGAAGTGTTTCAATTTTTGTTCCGGCCCCATCTCGTGTTGGAAGCCAATAATTTTCTTGCATTGTCATAAATTTACGTTGATCGGAAAGAGTACCATCCGATTGATTATAATTTACTTTATTTTTATACATATTCATTTGATTAGCAACAAACTGTTGTGCTTTACCTACAGGTAAACCACCTGTTTCAACATAAAATGCCAATCTAGAAGGTGCTCTTACGAGAGAATAAACAACACTAGAGTCTTCTAACATTCTTAATTGATTAAGGGGCCGAATTGCGGGATGAAGAAAACTTAGTACCATTGTACTATTTTCATTCATTAAACCAGAAGTAACACCAAGAATTGCATCGGGGGAAATTCTCGTTGCATTCATCCCGGCTGTTGTGTTAAAAAACGAAGTTGTAGCAACATTTGTAAATGAATTTGAATTATATAGATAATATTCATTTACAACATTTTGTAGAGTCCCACCTTCAGGTGATGGAACTTGACTTATTTCTCTAATTTTTCTAAGTTTTAAAGCATCAATTTCAATAAGTTTTTGTATACCATTTTGTGGATTTGCATCATCAATAATTACATGATAATATTTTCTACCATCAATATACCAACCTCTGAAAATTTCATAAGCAACATTGTTAAAATCGAATAATTTGAGAATATGTTGGAATTCTTCTTCAATAACAGCTTTGATATTATCAGGAAGAGGAAGATTGGAAACATCAATTTGAACAGGATCATTATCTGGATCATCGACAATAATTGCATCATTAACAATGTCATCTATTGCGGAATCAACTTCAGGATGAAAAGCTAAATCTCTATAACGAGCAATTAATTCGGCTTCGGTTTTTATAGTTCCATCTAAATCAAGAGTAAACCCAAGTGTTCCTCCATTAGCTGGAACATTAGTTGTGGTTTCTCTATCAGTAGGAACGACGAAAGAATTCCCATAATTGGGTTTATTTCTTTCGATATTAAATCCGAATAAATTAACTATAATAATTCTCCATTATATTGATAATGGATCAAATAAGTGATCCTTCACATATTTAGGTTAAAATTTAGCTTGCGTTTTGTCCGCTTACTGTTGGACCAACTGCATCCCACCAAGCATAACTAAATGCAACTTGATAAGTTTCGATTTGGTCGACAGATGCCCAATTTAAATCTATTTGAGAAATTTGACTTGGCCACATATAATTAAATTGATATTGTCTAATTGGATTGACTTGATCAGTTCTTCCATATTGAAATACTTGAGCAGTAGCCATTACTAGATTTGGATCTGAAGAAGCTGCTTCTCTAATATTTCCTTCACGAGCATTAATAAGCGTATGCCAAGTTTCAAGAACATCTCTAACAAGAAAATCTTCATCGTTGATAATTGTAACTTGCCAAGGAGCAAATGGAGGTCTATCGCCAGGATATGGAATCATTCTACCAAAATAAGGAACATTTATAGTTCCCACGGTTGATGGTGGAATTTCTGCGCCTTGACAAGTAAATGTCAATTTTTGTAGCGCGGCGTTATTTGTTATACCTGAAGGTAAAGACATTTGTACATTAAATAGAGTAGGTCTTGCGCCCCCTCCAGTTAAAGCAGTTCTTAAACTTTGAACATCAAATCCCATATATTTTAATCCTTTTTTCTTTTATTTATACTAGAAATTATATTTGACCTTCAACTTCTGCGAAAGTTACACCATTGTTTACAGCTTGGAAGTAAAGATTAATATATCTTATTGCTCTTGCTGGTATAACTTGAACAACACCAACAAAACCATCAGAATTAATAACATCGGGAGTGTTTACATCTGGTCCCGAATCAATATTATAAGCAGTAATACCACGTCCACCTTGAATATTTCTTAGAAATGGATCAACTACGTTTACAAATTGTGCTTGTGTAAATGCATCATTAAATTCAAACAAGAATGCTCTAGCAGCAATAGATATTGATTTTCTTAATAGAATAAACAATCTACGAACGTTAATAGCATTAAATGCTGAAGTTGTACCAATAAGTGTTTTATCACCTAATAATACAGTTCCTACACCATTTTGTGTTACAACAGGATTAATATCATTATTGAATAATGTATCTCTGTCAGTAGCACTTGGGTTATAAGCAAGTTTTACAACGTTGTTTATAATTCCTCTATTATAACCTGCTGGTGACCACCAAGAAGCATTTGTAAGATCGGTACGAGCAATAAGACCACCAATATCTCCATTTAAAGGAATCCAACGATAAACATTGTTATATTGGTCATATTGATATTTGTAACCTGAATCTAGAATACCATAAGATGAAGATGTCATAGCATTTCTGAAATTAATTATATTTTGTGCTTGTTGACCACTTGCATTAACAACCGCCGCCTGTGAAGGTGAAGCTACCATTACACAATCTTGTCTTGCTAATACTATATTACCTATAACATAATTATATAAACCTTCGCCATATGTACCACCAAGAGCATGTCCTTGAAGTATAATAGAAACATCAACTACAGTTGGATCAGCAAATAAGTTATATGCATTTGCAATTGTACCCAAATCTATTGTAGTTTCTGAATTACCATCTTGACCACCAATAAATGATGAAGTTAGTGGATCGGCATTTGTTGAACTTACAAGATTAACTGCAGTATTTGATGCCGCACCACTTCTATCATTACCCCACCAAACATAATTTGATTGTTGATTTATAATATTTTCATAATAAGTTGTGGCACCAGTGCTATCAACTGCATCTGTTGCTCTTGACATTGCTGGGAATATTTCAAGAACATTACCAGGAACCCCAGTAAACAAACCATTTTTATCAAATACAACAACATGTAATTGATCGATAACATTGTTATTTGCCCCAACTGTTTTTGCTTGATATGATGAAGTTGTTGGAGCTTTTGGAACCGAATTAATAAATTGCCAAGATCTAGTAATTGTATTACTTGAAAAATTAGCTGCTAGATTAAATTTTGCTGATAAACCAATTGTAACAGAGGCGTTCGCCCCATTTTGTACAACAGGTCCAATACTTGTTGTTTTTAGAAGTTGTGTACCAACACTTGAATTACCTGCTGTTAGTAAATCTCCCGCAATAAGACCATTAACAACATTATTTGCTACTATTCCGGTATCTGTTCCTGTACCATTTGCACTTGGAAATACCGAAACTGTTGCTGTATTTGAACCAACAACAAATGATATTGCTGTAGAAACGGCATTAATATTACCATTTGCGATTAAATTTATTGTACTTGAATATGCATTTGCTGAATCACAAATAGAAACGGCTAATGAATTACCAAGCGCTCCAGGGCAACGTGCAACATATAATACTGATGGATCAAAATTAGTTCTATTAGTAGCATATGTATCACTATTTTCAACAATTGCACCAAGAAGTACTGTATTTGATACAGTATTTGAACCAGTTACTACTGCTGATAAGGTTGTATTTGCAATATTATTTGCTAAACCTGAAGTATTTGCTGCACGAACTACCCATAGACTTTGGCTGTAAGATAGAAAGTTAAAACCAGTAAAAAATGTTTCTGCGTTTAAATTTGTAGGTTGTCCAAAAATAGAAACCAATTGTTTTGATTGACTAACTTGAGTCAATTGTCCAACAGGTCCCCAAGTAAATATACCAGCAAGAGCACCATCTGATGTTGCTACTGATGGAACTATAGTTGTGCTATCTATTTCGAAACTTTGGATTTTTGGTGCGCCACTAAAAGCCATTTTATTTAACTCCTTATAGAATTTTAATTCTTTTTCTTGACTATTTAGGTTTTTTAAGTTTTAGGAGAGTTTTTACTCAAGAAACCATCGATCAAAATCACTTATATTATTCATATCTAATAATAAAGAAATATCGGCACCACTATCTCTCATTATTCCCATAGGAAGACTTTCTTGTTGATTAATAAATCTTTGATTTATATTATGATTTATATCAGTATTTGTGATTTGTTTGAATGAATCTTGTGTTGTAAGCCAAGCAAATGTAATAAGACCCATAACTAAATCATCATGTTCTCCTTGTTCTGCTTGCCAAGATGAACCTTTTCTAATAAATCTAGTTAATTCATAGAAAATACGATAATCAGTAACAAGAAGTTGTTCATTCTCAACTAACATTTTTAAATTTGAACATCCAATATGTTTTGTTTTCTTGGTTTGTTTTACACCGAGATAACTTCTTGACATTGTTTCTGAGACTTCATCTTTTTTAGATTTTGGATTTGTTGATAAAATGTTTTCATATTCCAAATCATAATAAAGAATTTGTACAACTTGTGATCCCGCCGCATTTGTTTCAATAACAACAAATGCTTTATTATAATAAGTTGCGGTATCATAAATTACATTTGGATAAAGAAGAGGAACTATATTATTACATGCATATGTACAAACTACTTTGTATGGTATTTGTGTCACATCAATAACAGAAAAGGCTGATGAATCACCTTCCACTCCTTCAGAAACATCCGCAGATAGAACATATTGATGACCTAAAATAGGATGTTCAAATATTTGATGTTGTCCCAAATCGTCTTGTATTAAGGATTTAGAAAATGCAATGGATTTTAATTTTTCTGGATCTATAAGAGTATTTGATGATCCAATAAAATCAGTAACATATTCAGATCTAAATCTTGCTTCCCCAATTCTTGCGGTTTCTTTACGAGCCCATTCTTCATTTCTTCCAGGAACATCCCAATAATTAATTGTAAATCTTTTAAAGTCATTTAAACCTTGTTCAGACTCAGACCATAATTTATAAAAATATTTAAAACCTCTTGGTGTGGTTGTTATAATAAATTTAGTTGTTTGGCCCGATGAAATAGTTGGAAAAGAGGTTGTAAAAAATAATTCTTGAAGATTTGGTTCAATTAAGTCAAATTCATCCGAATATACAATGTTTACAGATTTACCAACAATCGAACCACTCGAAGTGGCCGCCGCGAATATTTTCGAATGATTTTCTAATTCAATAGATTTTGTATTCCATGTATATAATCCTTGTTGTAACCAAGGCGGCATGTTACGAAAATATACTTTAATTCTTTCTAGAATATCAATAGATTGTTCCTGTTTGTGTGCTAATACTGCAATATTATAATCTGAATTAAATAATGCATACCAAAGTAAAATGGCAGCAACTGTTGCAGTATTATGTGATAAAATATTATTAGTATAAAATCTATGATTTTCCGAATCTATAGTAATATCATACATATTTTCATATATATCAGTAATCGTTAATTCTATTACTAATTCTAAACCATCTTTTGTTTGTATACTTGTTATATTAGGAATACAGTTTTTTACAAATATTTCATTATAATTTTCGTCGAATATTATATGATTATCCGCACACTCTAATATTTTTCCTGTTTCTGTTTTTAATATATATTTTTGATATTCAATAGTTTTATGAATTTGTGTAGCATCTACCCAACCGTCATCAGTTTCTATTTCCCAATCTGAAATATTAATTGAATTTATAAATTTACGATTTATATTGTCAGAAAGTTGATGCATTTTTTTATTGTTTCTTCTTTATTCTTTTTATAATCATTTTCCCAAATCACTAACACCTCGTACCCTTGTGATTCAGCAAGTTCTATTTTCTTTTTATCTTTTTCCCATATTCTTTTGGCTTTAATTGATTTTCTGGGAAAATTTAATATATCATTTCTTTTATATTTTATTGGATTGGCGTGCCAATAATCTCCATTATATTCTATAATTTTATTATTAAATTTTAAATCATAAATAAAATATCTTTTATTTTCATAATATAAAGTAAATTGTTTTTCTATTTTTATTTTATTATTTAAAATTTCAAATATTTCTTTTTCAGCTTTAGAAATACTAATTCCATTTGTAACTTTTAATCTATTTATTCTTGCCTTTTCTTCATCTGATTTGTTGTTTAGAGTTTCTTGCCATTTTATTTGCCTTTCATTCCAAATTTTTAAGCCTTTTTCAATTCCATGTTTTGTTATACAAATCTCTTTTGAAAATGTTTTTTGTCTTTCTGATTGTAATAACTTTGCTTCTTCTAATGAAAATCCTTTATTTAACCAATATTCTAAAGTAGTTGTTTGATTTTCTGGGTGATTTTTTACAGATTGTTCTTTTTTTAGTTTAGCTTGTAATCTCTTTTCTTCATTATGATATAAAGATTTTTTAGAAAATGGGGATAAAGTACCACCATGTTGATAACCAGGATTTTTTTCACCTTGCATACTTTTACTATATAAATTCAATGTATTATTTGATATATAATTACTATTTGGAAATTGATTTTTATATTCATTTAAAGTTATTTGATGTATATTAATTATATGTTTTCGTAAATTTTTGTTTTTATATTCACATAACTCACATTTTATTAAATCAATATTACTTTCATTTTGTTTAGTTTTATATTCGATATAACATCTATAAGAACATTTATTATTCTTTTCACCCTTTGTTCCTGTTACATAAGCTTTAGAATAAGTATTATTACATATTTCACAAATTTTTGTTTTCTTCATTTGGTTCTTTTTTATTCAACAACATATTTTCTTGTTTGCCTTGGTTATTTAGTGTTGAATAAAAATTTTCTATTGTCGTTTCTATAATTTCTCCTGTTTTTTTATTACGAATTTTAATAAGTGTTGTATTTTTAACACATTTTCCACTTTGGCGTGACATTTTGCATAATAAAAATCTTTCATCTCTAATTAAATTGATAAAATTTTCTTGATATTCTCTTGGTTCAAATAATTGTAAACCATCATCAAGAGTTATAATTTGTAAATAATTTTTACAAAAATATATTGGATCATTGCCACATTTTATCAATTCTGCTACTTGTTCAGCAGTATATTCAAATTTAATACCGGCGGGGCGTATTCCATTGACACCTCTATATGAATATTCAATCATCATTATTCAATTTCTTTGAACTTATTGCACCCATATCTTTTAATCTCCCAAATAATTCATCAGCGCTTCCTGTAAAAATTATGTTATTAATAGTATCAGCTTGTTGTGTTTTTGGTTCTTCTATGATAGAAGGTTTTATACCAAACATATCTTTATGAATGCCAATTAATTCTTTATTAGCTTTAACCATTGAATCCAACATTTTCGAAAAAGAATCAAATGCTTTATTGTCTTGAGTTACGATTGCCACATCTTTTACATTTTCAAAAACTTCTTGACTAACACTAATTAGATTTTTTAGATTTTCTCTAACTTGAATATAATCTTCATGTGCTTCTTCGGCAGCTTGATCCACAACTTCTTCATAATGAACTAATTCTGTATTACTAACTTCGACCAATTCCGATTTAGTTTCATTTAAAGGAACCATATTAAGAGCATTTGCAATTTTATCTTCCATTAATCTATTTCCTGTATAACATCGGTTATTATTGTATATGGATCAGTTGGTTGAATATCATAAAAATTAACATTTGCTTCATGAATAAAGGTATTTGTTTCATTAACAATATCGGCATTGGCTAATGGATTTTGATCAGGAACAGTAAGAGTTGTATTGACCCATCTGATAACAGGTAAATTATTAGCCGCGCCAAGATTAGGTCCAAAAAACCAACCATTAACAGTAAAAGATACAACATATTGAAGATCTCTTTTATCTGCTATATGACCTTCAAATCTATCAGATTTTACTACCGAATTTAAAGTTATTATAATGTTAAAAGGATCAAAACCATCCAAAATTGCAGCATTAATACAAAGATAAGGCTGAAAATATGGAATAATTTGCTCAATAACCTTAAATGCATCTTCAGTGTTACGAGCTTTTAAATAAAGTTCAAAATATATGTCATAAGCTGTTGGAACAAATCTTACATTTTGATTATTTTGTCTTATTTTATTGAGAGGATTGACTTGTCTATTTGAATCACGTTGTACATTGATTAAATCAAATCCCATTCTTGGAAGATTTATAGCAACAGTTTTAGTAAGCTGTGGATCAGATTCGGTTTGATCAATATAGTGTTCTCCTGCTGAAAATAATATAGGCACAGTTTGGGTTTGTGTTATTGAACCATTCGCATTTGATCTTTCAATCGTAATATCTCGAAATACGAATTCAAACAATTCTATATATCTTTTTAAGGTCTGATTATAATAGTAATTTTCAAAAATTGAAATTTCTCCTAAATATAAATAATTGTGGTTAGAATTAATAGTTCGAATTATTAATCAACTTGACCTTTTTAAGGTCTGATTATAATAGTAATTTTCAAACATATTATTGCTTTCTATAAATATTATATATTTAGGAGAGATTAAAATTCCAACAAACCCATACATAGATAATTTTACATTTTCGACCGAACAAGAATTACTTTCCAATTTAATTGTAGAGAGTATTCAAATAAAAGGTTATAATTTTTATTATCTACCACGTAGACATGGAAATTTAAACGAACTTCTTTCACAAGATGATCTTTCATATTTCGATACAGCATATATTGTTGAAATGTATATTAAATCTGTTGAAGGATTTGCTGGTGAAGGTCAATATTTGTCTAAATTTGGTCTTGATATTAGAGATCGAATGACATTTACTGTTGCTAGAGCAACTTTTAATACAATTGTTGGAGCATATGAAGGAACTTTAAGACCATATGAAGGTGATCTTATATTCTTTCCAATGACAAATAAAATTTGGGAAGTTAAACAAGCAGATCCATGGGCAGATTTTTATCCAATGGGTTCTCTACCAATGTTTGATCTTATATGTGATGTATTTGAATATGATAATGAACATTTTGATACAGGAATTCCAGCTATTGATAATATTGAACAACAATATTCGACAAATGTTGAAGAGTTCTATGAAAAATACTCAAATGGTGTTATAATAGTAGATGGTAATAACAATCCAATTATAGAACCGGGCTGGAGTCCAGCAAATCAAGATCCCGAATTTGATAATTACGATGCTAATACTACAGTGACACCAATGATTAATTACACAATTAAAAATCCATTTAGTCCAACAGGAAATGTTTAATGAGACTCAATCTCACTGAAGAAAACAAAGAAGATATTATTTTATTATATTTAATGAACAATAGCATGGAAAATATATCAAATATTTACAATTGTTCATCATGGACTATAAAAAATATATTAAATAAGAATAAAGTAAATATTAAACGCCCAGGATTTTTTGGCCATACATTTAAAATTGATGAAAATATAAGAAATGAAATTGTTTTTCAATATAAAAATGGTATGTGTATAAAAGATCTTGAAAAAAAATATAATTTAACACATGAATATATTTGGAGACTGTTAAAAAACAATTCCATTATTTTTGAAACAAAAACAAAAAAAGGTGAAAATAATTATAATAAAATTATTAATGATTTGGTTAATTTATATATTAATGAAACAAAATCTATAGTAGATCTTTCTAAAATCTTTAATGTATCGGTAGGAACTATTCATCGTTATCTTAAAAAGGCTAATATTGAATTGCGTTCTATTGGTTATTCTAAAACACCACATAATAAAATAAGCTTAAAAAATCTTTTAGATTATGATTGGATGTATAATAAAATAATAATTGAAAAATTGACATGTAATGAAATTGCTTCATTATTTAATGTGGCTGATTCTATGATATCAAAATACGCGAAATTATTAAAAATTAATATACCTCACAAATGGCAATCTAAAACTGAAAGAAAAATTATTGATTGGATAAAAACAATTTATGATGGTGAGATTATATCTAGTTATCGTAAATTAAAAAATAAAGAGTTGGATGTTTATATTCCAGAATTTAAATTAGCAATTGAATATAATGGAATTTATTGGCATTCGGAAAAATATTTAGGTAATAAAAAAGCCAAATATCGTCACATAAACAAAACAGAATTATGTGATAAAAATGATGTTTTATTGTTACAAATAAATTCTAATGAATGGGAAAATGAAATTAAACGAAATATTTGGAAATCTATAATAAAAAATAAAATAGGATTTACAAAAAATAAATATTATGCCCGCAAATTAATCATAAAAGAAGTATTATCTATTGAATCGAAAGAATTTTTAGAACATAATCATCTTCAAGGTAATGTGCCAGCATCTATTCGTTATGGTTTATATAACAATAATGAATTAATTATGTTAGCTACTTTTGGTAAAAGTAGATTTATTAAAGGAAAATATGAATTATATAGATTGAGTACTAAACTTGAAACACAAGTTTGTGGTGGGGCGAGTAAATTGATTAAACATTTTTTAAAAAATTATAATGATAAACCATTAATTAGTTATTGTGATCGTAGATATAGTAATGGTAAAATTTATGAAACATTAAATTTTAAAAAATTACGTGAAACAACACCAAATTACAAGTATGTTAAAAAAAATAAATTATATTCAAGAAATCAATTTCAAAAACATCTGCTCAAAGATAAATTAGAAATATTTAATGAAACCTTAAGTGAATCACAAAATATGATTAATAATGGTTATTATCGAATTTGGGATTCGGGTAATTTTGTATATGAATTATCCGATTTGCATTCCAAGAGGTTCTGAATAATCATGAATCATTTTTTCTTCTAATTCATTAATTTTTTCTTCAGCTTCGTTCCAGATTTGTTGACCATTAATATAAGTACCTCCAGGAAGTTGCATTTGACCATATTTTTTAAGAACTTCTCCATAATCTCTTTTCATAAGTTGTGTACCATATTGTAATAACCAACGATCTTTCCAAACTGTTGGATAATATTCAGGATCAACAATTTTAAATGCTTCAACCAGAATATAATTTCCAATAGTGACTGCACTCCAATCCATATCAACCCATAAAATATTACTTTTACGATTATATCTGATTGGTTTTTGACCAACTAATATTTGTTCGAGAAATTCTAAATGTTGCATTGCCATGTAATATGGAACCATGCTTTGCGACGTTAATGTATAAATGTCATTAAGAGCAATTTGATAACGAAGATCGAATATATTAGCTATATTGGAAATACCATTAAAATCAAATATTCTAACGGCTCCTATAATATTATCAGGAAGTTTAAATCCCTGACGATTCATGTCATCTTGTGTAATTTGATGTTTATAATAAATTTTTTCCGTACCATCAAAATGATAATCCCAAAAATATCTTAGAGCAGCATCTGTACAATCATCAATCATATCTTGAGTTAAATTTATTTGAAGAATTCCTGCGCCCAGGCGTCTTAAACAGTACTGTTGGTATTGATCTCTAGATTCTGGAGCACTAGTTGACATTAATTATTCCTTTTGTTTATTTATATGAGTTGACAACATTCATATAATTTGGATAATTTTTAATGTTTTGGAGCAACTTTAGGATTGTTTAATTTATCCAATGCATCACAAGAAGATTGTATCTTTTTAAAACATTCGAAATATAATTTATTCCAATGGAGTTGTTTATCACATTTTTCTCCCCACATCCAATAAGTCATTGCCATATTAGATATATCAGCAGCTTCCCAAGTTTTTAGAACTGCATCAGATGGGATATTACTTGGTCTTGGCCCACATTGGAATTGTGAATCATTTAATACTAATGATGTTTGATCGGATATTGTAGCAATAGGTTTTGGACAAGATGTTGTTCCACATCCAACCAATAACATACACATAATTCCAATTAATATATTTTTCATGGGGTAGCTCCATATTCTGAATTTTGAAAAGCTCTAAACAAATCAAATCTTGTAGTTAATCCTTTATCATCGAATGGATGACACGTTTCAGGAGCTATAGGGACATTTTTTATAATATCTGTTATATTTGATTGTTTTTGCGCCAAATTGTTCGCTGCACTTTCAAGCTCTGTAAGTTTATTTTGATTTTGTATTATTAGAATATTTTGTTTTTGTAAATCTATTAATGCTTGATTTTGAGTAGCAATAAGCTGTTCTTGTGCTTGGAGTAATGTTTGTGTTTTTAAATAATCTATTTTAAGATCTTTGATATAAATTACAAATATTACAGCGCCAACAATTAAAAACAACCAAAATATATTTTTCCAAATAAATGAAATTATACCATAAAGTGGTACCAACAAGCCTAATATAAAATTTAAAATTTGTTTAAACATTATCATCCAATCTATAAATTGTATTTCTTTCGATTATACCTTGACGATCTTCATCGGTTATAAATTCATAATTCCAAGGTTTGTCATATTTATTTATTGTCATAATAATTGTATTATCTTCTAAAGCAATTATTTCATGTTTTTGTTTATCATTTGGAAAATCATATATATCACCTTGTTTTAATATTATTTCCCAATTTTTATTTTCACCATAACAAATACATGAACCTTGTTGAACAATTGTTAGATGTTGTTCTTTTATTTCTTTGTGTTCATGAAGAGGAATTCCATCTCCTCTTTTTGGAAATGTATATTTTTGACAAAACAAGTTTCCAAATTCGATAATTTCATTTTTAAACATATATTTCCTTATGTATAATAGAAAAGGGCTTCTCCAACTCCACCATTTCCTCCAGCATTTCCTACACCATCGGCCCCACCAAAGCCACCTACGCCAGCAGCAATCGAATCAAAACCAACAATAGCCGCTCCACCGGAATTTCCTATGCCCGTTCCATTATTACCAGTATCATTTATATCACCACCAGAGGCTGCTTGTCCCGATCCACTTACAAGATTTAATCCTCTCAAACCCGCAAGTGCACTTAAATTGAGGGTAATTGATGAATATGTTCCATTAGTAATTGAAGAATTTCCACCAGATGTAGAAGACGTCGGTGAAGAACCACCAAGTCCAGCAGCACCTACAACATAATCTATTGTTTTACCCCAATCAGAAGGTGTGAGTGTAATAGTTTTTTGACAATATGCGCCGCTCGCGGCTGCGCCACCGGGGTGAGCTGCACATCCGGTTCCTCCACCGCCTGCACCTCCACCACCACCTCCCCATAATCCCATTACAAGTTTGGTTGCTCCTACTGGAATAGTTTCCGTTCCCGAAGCAGTATATGTATGTAATATTGGAGAAAATGTGGTTGATCCTAATAGGCATATTGCAATACCTGACATTTATGTTATACCAACTCCCGTAATCCACCATTCAGTAGCAGTAATTTTTTGTGCTACTGCAAAAGCTCTATTTGTTAGAGTTCTTGAACCACTTGTTTGTGAAGGAAGCCAATACATAGTATCCCCACAAGTTATTGTTATTGTTTGATTGCTTGCCAGATAAGATGATATTTTTATAACAGTTCCTATCGGAAATGCTATTGAAGCATTAGAAGGAATTGCTGCAGTTGTAGCATTTGTATCAAATAAAAATTCTTGACCTTGATCGGCCAAACCAAATGTATAATTTGCTGTTTTTATTGTTTGGGGAGTTCCCAAAAAACCAATTTGATTAACATTTGTATAACCACCGGCGGTTAAAGTTCCTCCAGCATTTAAATTAATCGAACCGTCAACTGTTACACCACCAACAAAAGTTGATCCAGCAGCCGTGTTATCAAACACTAATGTTCCTGCTGCTAAATTATATGTAAATGGTCTAAATGAATTATAAGTTCCATATTGATTGCCACTTGCTGTTGATAATAAATAAACATTTGTTCCATCATTTCTCCACATAGCTCCATAATTACCATCAATCATTCTAAATTGGCCTTGACCAGAACCAAGTGTAGAAATTATCTCTCCACCGCTTCTTATAGTTCCAATAACATCTAAATTATAAGATGGTGATACTCCAATACCAACATTTGCATTAAGTGTTGTAATACCACTTACAGTTAAAGTTGAATCCATAAGAACTGTACTAATAAAAGTTGTGGGATTATTAAAATAAGCATTTGCATAAAAACTTAGAAGATGTGCTTGATTATCAAAATTAAATACTGTTCCAGCACCTGTACCAAATCCACCGCTTGAATTTGCATAATACATTACAAACGTATTTCCAGAAGTTCCTTCTACTTGAAATGCATTTCTACTAACTCCACCTGTATTCCAATACATCGTTATAGTCGAATTTGCATTTGTAGTATTATTAAAATATATACCACCATTTGGATCTTGTATATTTAATGTATTAACTAAAACAACACCATTTGCAATTATTTGGCCTTGAGTGGAAATGGATGTTCCTGAACCATAAACAAAGGTTGTTGGATTCATTGTTGCTGGTAATAATCCAGCTGCTATTGTACCAGCATTAAAATTTGAAGCATTTAAGAAATATGAAGAAGGAGAACCATTCAAATTAGTTGAATTATTTGCGCTCCCCGAAACATTAATATTATAAGTCCCACTTAATTGACCAACAGGAAGAGTTCCTGTTGTAATATTTGATGCATTTGTATAATAACTTCCATATTGACCATCAAGTTTATCGGAATCCATTCCTGAACCCGAACCTTGATTTCCAGCATGCCAAATTTGATAAGAATTATTACCAAAACTCCATCCACCAACACTAAATTTACTGTTACTATCTAAACCAAATTGAGCTCCAAATCTACCATTATTAACAAATGATATAAATGAACCACCAAGAGTAGTATTACCTTGAAAAATATATACAGCACCATTTGCTGCAACGCTATTAGCAATTGGTGATACCGAATTCATGTTAAATGTTGCAGAAGAATACCCAGAACCACCATTAAATGTTGGTGCAATTATATTTGCAGGAGTATAACCTAATAATGATACTATATTAGTATAATAAGAAGCGGGTTGTCCATTTAGATTTGTTGAATTATTTGCTAATAAGGCTGTATTTGCTAATGTAGCCAAGGTTGCTAGATTTGTTGTATTAGCATTTCCTGAAATACTGATAGCATATGTACCAGTTAATCTTAATGCTGGTATTGTACCTGTACTTAAATTACCAGCATTTGCATAATAAGAAGCTGGTTGACCTCCAAAATTAGTTGAATTATTTGATGTTAATGCTGTGGTTGCTGTATTAGCATTTCCTGAAATACTGATAGCATATGTATTACCATCATTAATTACTAATTGGATTACATTTCCCGAAATACCAGCTTCCCACCAAGTATTAGTTTCACTCCATCTGAAAATAGCATTTGACGATGAACCACGATTTATTATAATACCCGCATTTCCTCCCGGAGCAGCTAATCCATAATTTAAAACTAAAAGTTGACCATTACTGTTTACATTAGAATTAACTAATAATGTATCGGTAATTATACCACCTTTTATTGTAGCTCCATTTGCTACAGATATTTGGTTTGCTGATAAAAACCAAGGAAGAGAAGTATTTCCAAGAGAATAATTAGTTCCACTTGGTATAATATTTCCATAACTTGTGGCAGTAAATGTTAAATTTCCTGAAACATTTAGATTGCCATTAATAACTGCTGAACCTGTAACAAGTAAAGTTGCTAAAGATGTATTACCATTAACTGTAATACCATTGTCAAATTGATTTGGAAGTGATGCGGCCAATTTATGTTCCTATTAATTGTGCTAATATTTTAACGGATAAATTAGCAACATTTTGTGTTATATTAATATTTACATTCGCACCATTAATTGTTGCGGTTGTAGTATAAAGTTGTGTGTTTGAAAATATAATACCCGATGTTGTATAATAAACATTTGAAGAATTTTGAACAAATAATATAGTTTCGAGTTGTGAATCTCCAGCAGGAGACAATGATTGTATATTTAAAGACCCACTTCTATATGTAGCAGTAGGAAATGTTATTAATGTTTGTGGACTTGAAATGTTTGCTCCAACATTCGTATTTGCTATTGTTACGAATGTTGCTATTCCATTTATCGAAAAATTATTTGAAGAAACAGAATTTGCAGCAATTGTGTTAGAAGTTATTGTAGTTATATCACTTGTTAGTTGGAATGTATTCCATCTATTTCCCGAAGAACCAAGAGTATTTGCTGTTCCTGGCAAAACTGTTCCGTTAAATACTGTATTACTAAGTGTTGTGTTGCCTGTTGTAGTTAATACATTTGTTAAATTAACAATTGAAGAAATATTAATATTTAAACCCACAAAAGTAACATTTGCAGTATGATTTGTGTTTGAATTTAAATTTAAAGCAAGACCATTAATCGTAACATTAGCCGCATTTAAATAAGTATTAGAAGTAGAATTAAATTGACCATTTCCAAAAGAAACATTTGCATTTGATGTTAATGTTCCTGTATGTGTAGTATTTCCACTAATTAATACAGTATTTGAAATTAAAGTATTGGAATAAATAGTTAAATTTCCGCCCATAATATTTACTAATCCAACATTAGCAATTAAATTGGCGGCTTGTATTGTTACATTTGAATTAAATAAAGCTAATGAACCATTAGATGTTAAATTCGAAGAAATATTTAAAGTTGAAGGAGTGGTAATTGAACCACCTGTAAGATTATTTCCTACTGCTATTGTATTCGCATTAAATATACCAATAATAGAAGCATTACCAGTTGTAGAACCACCAATTGTATTTGCTGCAGTTGTAACAATAATTGTTCCAAGAGCATTTAATACAATATCTAATTGTCCCACAAGAGATGTAAAGGTATCAAAATTAATACTTACGTTTGAAGTTGAAATACTCATTTATTCTTTTTCTTTCAAAATATTCTTAATAATTCCTTTGAGATTTTCTATTTCATCTTCTAGCTTTTTAAAACGATCTTCTAATTCTTGTTTTTGTTTCAAAATTATAGCTCGTCTTTGTTTATATTCTTCAAACCCTTTTGTATCTGTATTTAGTAATGCTTTTGAATTTTTATCTCTTATAAGTTTATCCATTATGTCGATATGGCAATGGCTCTTACATCTTCAATTCTTGGAACAAGATAAGAAGCGTTTGCAAGAAGATTAATTTTAATCTGAAATGTCAAATATGTACTAAACAAACTTGTTGAATTAAAATAACTTACAGTATTTGAATTTTGTGGATCAAGATAAGCAGCTAATGGATCATTAAATACATACATAGTTCCTGATGATAAACTAAATGGTATTGGTCCACTTAATGTAACAAATGCATCATTTGCAACTGTTGTTGCTTGAAATACAGCATTTGATGTTCCATTACTTATTACTACAACGGAACCATTTGAAATATATTGAGTAAATGATGTATTTACTCCTGTAACATTTGATTGACCATTTGTACCATTTATAGTTCCTGTAACAATTGTTACAGGAGGATAATTCGCGACTTGATAAACATATTCTTCAATATCATTTCTATTTGAAGGATCACCCTTTGTAACTGGTTGTTGACGAGCTAATTGGGTCCAAGATTTTGCCGTAAACGAATCAGGATCATAATTATTTTGAATTTTCATCCAAACTTCAACATCTGTTCCAACTGGTTCATATGAATTTAAATATACAAGAAGATTTTCGGCGTTTTGACCATTTTCGAGAGTTACAATTAAACTTTCATATTTACTTTTTGTATTACCACTTATTGTATTTTCATTAGTTAAATCGTTGTTTATTAAATTATGATATCTAAGAATACTTGTTGATTGCAAATCTAATGTTGGACTTAGTACAGGATAATTGCTCGTCATTGTAACGGGCATTACAAATGATTTACCTGTATTATTTTGTATTTCTAAACTTTTTGAAGCAATAACAGCATCAAAAGTATCAAGATAATTTGAATTATTAAATGTTACCGATGTAGTTTCATTTAATGAATAACTTGTATCTATCAAATTAGCATTTGCTGATATACTTGTTCCTGTCACGCTAGTTCTATAAAATAATGGTTGAAAATAACTTATTATTTTATTTTTAACTGCTGATATTGTAGCTCTTGTTGCTGTGGTATCAGAAATTATTATACTTCCATTAGTAAAACAAAATGTGTTGTTTGAACTGGTAGAAGCGCCGAGTGTAATATCACCAGTACTTTGGTTATAATATATTAATTTTCCAACAGGAGCATTTAGAGCACACACATTATTTGCGGTGAATGATGGAAGTCTATCTAATGTAATATTGGTATTAGAATTTACTGTTGCTACTTTACAAACACTAAAATAACCAGCGGGCGTTGGAGCATAATAATTATGAAGAATTATATAAGAATTTGGAGTAAAAACTGTTTGAAATAATGTACCATTTCCGGTTACGGTTAGAGAATTATTAGAAAATGAAACAGTTCCAGTTATAGGAGTGTTTGTAAATTGAAATACGTGTTCACCAACAAGATAATTTCCTTGAACATTTTGAATTCCAAGAAATTCATCATCAGCATTTGTTAAATTAATTGTTCCACTATTTGATGTAAAATTAGCATTATATAATGTAAATTTTAAATTTTGTGCAGAAATTGGTTGCCATGCTGTATCATTTGTAGAAGAAAATAAAGATCCATCTCCCCAATTTTGGGTTACACTATATGAAGAATTAAGAACATCTACTTCTCCTGTTTGGGCTGTCCAGATTAAATAATCTGGTGAATTACCATCAGGAATTATTGCAAATGCATATACATTATTTGATTGTAAAAATATAGGTGCAGAAAAAACAAAAGATGTAGCAACCGATGCATTTGTACTTACATTTATTTGTGATGGAGTTAAATGTACTCTTGAAAATGGTATTATTGTGCTCGCAGGATAACCATTCGAATCAGTATTTCTTAATTCGACCACAACCCCAAAATTTGGATCTATTTGTTGAAAATATAAATCAATTTGTGTTAAAAATATACCATCTTGATTTGTGGCATATTGGGGAAAAATTGTAAATGTTTGTGCTAAGGGATTCCCCATTTTATGTTCCTGTATATGTATTTGATTGTGCTATAACATTTGCAGAAAAAGAAGCTACGTTATTACTACCTTGTGTTATATTTAGTATGTTTACTGTTAATTGTACTTTTGCAATGTTATTACCACTTTTTATTCCGCCATATACATTTCCTGTATTGGAAACTGATGCTCCCAAACCAGCAGTTAATACGGAAAATGTTATAACACTTCCATTTGCAACATCAATTAATACATTTTGATTAGCTATTGTGCCATTTGCTAAATTATAATTTCCACCAACACCCCATGCTGCATCAGTATAATAATTTGATCTTTGACTAGACGGAGAAGTTGTGAAACAATAAGCAGCTTGAACAACGTTTGCTGGATTTGTCCATTGTACTTCAACAATAGCATATCTATTTTGAGCATTATTATAAACATTAGCTGTTGTAAAAGAAAATCCTAATTGGATTGGTTGACTAACATTTGAAACCGTTACAGAATTTCCAGTAACCACATATGCAAAAGTATTATTGGGTGTTTCCATTCCAGCTATATTTGCAAATGCTGGAGTAAAAGTTGGGTTTAAACTAGGTGTTGCAATGTATGTTGAATTTGGTGAAGGTAATGTTGGCCCGCTTGGTGTTGAACCACCAGTACCAATTGAATTATTTGTATCACTATCACCAGGACGTGTTGTTGTAGTTGCTGTAAAATTATAAGCATTAAATGTTGCTGAAGATTGAGTTGTCGCCGCATCAATTGAAAGAATATTATTAACATCCATCAAAAATAATACATTACTTCCAACATAAAATGTGTTTGCGGGAACATAGAATATTCCCGATAGACTTCCGGCTGAATTAACTATTAAAGGTGAACCAACAGTTCCCGTTGGAGTCCAAACAGTTCCGTTTGAAGTTGCTGGCGCAACAAATGCATTTACTGGTATATTACTAAAATATGCATAGATATTACTTCCGGGTTTCATCCCATTTGCCGTAAAATTTATAGATTGTGGCGCAATAAATGATGAAAAAGAAATATCTGTTATATAATCGCCAACATTTGCAGTTGTTGCTGCTGATATTGTTGGTGATGAAACATTTAACGATGTATTTGACAGTGTTGTTGTAGCAACACTATTTGCAACTGTAGATTGACTATTTGCCACAGAAGTTGGTATGTTTAATTTAAATATATTATGAATACTATCAGCTAAATTTAATTGTGACGGTATTAAAATTCCTTGAGGCATTTTTTATCCTGTTATTGTAATGTTTGGATTTACAGTTGTATCAAAGAAATTATCATAACTTGGATACAAATTTAAAGTACCTGTAAAATTATAATAATCGTCGGTACAATTTCTTACTAATGTAGCATATGGTTGAGTTATCATTGGTGATGAAGTATAAGTCAAAGTTGCTAAATTATTACTCAATGTAATACCTGTACTATTTGCTATTTTTAAATTATGTTTTTGTTGTTCAAATCTAGGTATAAGTTCACCTGTTACTGTATCAATAGCTGCAGTAAACTCTGGATTATTTACATCTGCACAAGAAAAATCATTAAATGAATCGACAAAAATACCATTTTTAAACACATTGAGGCCAGTTGATGCATTTATAATATTTAAAGCAGTAGTTTGTTGCTCTAAAAGATTTAATGAAGTATAATACTCTAAATTTGTAATACGATTATCTAATGAATTAATATCCTTCATTGTATAACCACTATTTTGATCAAGAGTTATGGTAATTGTTTCATCAGGACGTCCATAAAGTACACCATCGGATGTACTTAATGTTGGATAAGGAGGAACATTTATGGTAGCTAAAGTCATTGTTCCATTTAATCCACTTGGAGGTACTGGATTATTTGATGGAATTCCTGGGACAATACTAAATTGTCCCTGAGAATTTAAAGCTAATAGATCATATCTTCCTTGATAATATTGAAGACTACAGCTAAACAATTCGTTCGGAGCAGGAAAATATTTTTCGGTAGAAACAAATGTTTCAGTATTTGCTGGATTAACAGTAATATTATTGGCAGTGTTATTTGCACTGGTATTCGCCGTATTTTGTATTACTGGTCTAAAATCTAATGTGTTTCTGAGATCAAATGCTTGTCCACTCGAAGTAGAAGTATATACTGGTATTTGTTGTGTTTTAATATAAACTTGAGTATTAGCACCGCTTGTATCATTAATTGGATAACTATCTATATCAAAGAAACCCAAACCACCACCAGTATTTGTATAACTAAATGAGCTAAAGTTTACTTGAATATACATTCCGGGAGTAATAGTAATTGGGTTTGCTGGATTAACTCTAAGATAAGCTAAACCATAATAATCATCTTTCTGACCTGTATCCAATATAAAATTTGATGTTGCATTTATAGCACCAGAAGTATAATTTGGATTTAAACTATATGTTACAGAAATTAATTTAAATGCGTCGACAATACCCAAACACCAAGAAGTTTGACCTTGAGTAGAATTGGCCAGATTTACATAATTTGATGGTATAAGATTTTTAGTTAATTGAAGAGCGCTATTAACTTGTACATTATATACCGCGTTAACCGCTAATGTATTTGAAAGTGTTTCTCCAAGATTTAGAGTTAATTGATTTCCTGAAACAGAAATACTTCTAAGAGGATAATTATAAAAAGCAATTGGTGTATTTTGGGGATAAGTTCTTGTATGTGTTGTTGATGCATTTGTACTTGGAACAGCATTCATTGTCAAATATGTATTATTTGCAATAGATGTAATTTGTCTTACATCTCCAGTTCCTAATACTATATAGTCATTAATTGTATAAGAAGATAAAAATGTTGTAGCACCATTAGCAATTAATGCATTAGATGAAGTATTAGAAACAACATTACCAGAGAATGTTGTGTTTACATTTGCCGAACCTCTTGTAGTAACAATAAAATTTATAGTTTCGGCATTATCAAGAGTGCCAGAATATGGAAAAGTATAAGAACCTGTAAGTGTTTTTTGAAGAGTTCCATTAGCTGCAAAGCTTACAGTTTGATCAACCGTAGAATAAATGTATTCAATAGTATTATTACCAGATAAATTACGAATAGTTTTTATAGCATTTTGGTTGAATGGAAATAGAAGTGTATCAAATGCAGTTTCTAATATAGATGCATTTCCATTTACGTCTAATTTAATATTCGCCGCGCCATTGTTTGGAATACCACCACCATTATAAAATATACTTCTTACGTTATTAAAATTTTGACCAGAATTCATGACAACATCAAATATATATAAATTATATACTGTTAATGGATCATCGGGATTACCAGAATTATATACTAATGATCTAACTTTTGCAGTTCCTATTTCATTACCAGCTCCCGAAGTGGGGGTAGAACCAGCAGTATCTCTTAATGAAATAGATGGCGCTAAATTAAAAGGTATAACACCTTGTAAATTTTTAATAGGAACATAATTTGCATATGATGTTGAAATATTAACATTTTGTTTTTGAACAATATCGGTTCCTTTTCTAAGAGGAATACTTTGTGTTCCATAAGATTGTATTCTATAACCATTAACATATCCAACCCCAGCTCCTATTTGTGCTTGAAGATATGTATTATTACCGGATATATTACTTGCACTAACACCAAATGGACTTACTACATAATTACCAGATTGATCATTGACAGTTTGTGCTAAAGCAGTTCCAAGTTGAGAATATGAACTTGTTTGATTTTGTTTAACTGGTACTCCATTTTCAAAAGAAACAATTGAAAAGAAGTTATTAGAACCAACTGCATTTGCACTTGGTAATACTTGTAGTGCAGGAGTTAATTGAAGTCTAAATGCTCCAGGAGCATTAAAATTGGTTGAACCTTGAGCATTATCATTTAATGAAGTATCAACACTATTATTAACAATTGCTTCATTAGTAACAAATCCAACAGTTAATTGGTCGGGAATTGTTGTATATGGCGAAACAACAATGGTTTGTGCATCATTTTCAAGAAAGAAACCTTTTTGATAAATAATTCCATCAGAAACTCTAAATGCATATCCAATTCCAACTGGATTATATTGACTATTGCTTGTATTCGCAAAGCTATTAGCAGCCACTGTTAATTGTGCAATAGTATTATAAGCGGATAAAGAACCACTTATACCATTTGAAGTTCCAAGAGTTGAATTTGCAATTGATACCGTTGGATTTATAAGGTAATTGTTACCTGTTGCAACTTGTATTACATCTATAATAGTTCCGCTTGGATTGGTAACAATTTGACCAATTGCTCCCGAACCACCAGTATTAGATGTATATATTACAGTATCATTATTACTATAACCCGAACCACCATTATTAATTAATGTGCTTTGTATTCCATAATTGCGAGCATATACATTAAGAATATCACTTGGTAAAAAATATTGTTGTGAATTAGCGCCTGCAGAAATATATTTGACAAACAGAGTATTTAAATTTGGATTTTGAGTTTGTAAACCATTTTGAGTATTTAAAACAATAGCAGATACATTTGCGGCATTTTGTATAATGCAATTCGCAAATTCACTAATATTTACAGGTTCACCATTAACCTGAAGATCCATCACTTTAACATAGAAATATGAACTATCAAATGTAAAGGCACAACCTTTAATGATTGTACCATCAACATATATAGAATCACCAAATTCTGCAATTTGATTTTGAAGAATTGATTGAAGTTCTTTTAATTCGCGGGCTTGAATAGCTGTACTTGCTCTAAAAAGAACATCGTAATACTTATTATTTGAATTATAGCTGTTCCAAAATGGAAAAGTGTCTAAATTAGTTTCTAAAGCCAATGTTAATTCTTTCTATCAATATTTCAATTATTTAGTTAAAAACCAATTAAAACCCAATTACAAGTTTAATTAATTCGGATGTATTTGCAGTTCTTTGAATAGGAACCATATTTTCAATATATAATATTTCTCCAGAATTTTTTATAATATCTCCCGAAAGTATTGCATTAATATTAGCCGAAGTAAAAGAGTTTGAACCAATTATAGAATCTGCTGTGTTACCCGAAGTTACATCAAATACTCCCCGTACATTTGTAATTGCCATAAATGAAGAATTAGATTCATCCACAACTCCATTTGCAAATGTATCCAATTGTGTAACAATTTCATTGTTGACAAAAGATCCCCCTCCATTTAACGTAATATTAAAACGAGTTCTTTGATCAAAAGTATTAAATTGTTTAACTACGCCATTATTAGTAATAGCTGTTACAATTGCGCTTGCATTACTTGATTCACCTGTAATAATCTGACCTTCGACAAAATTATCTGTAGCATTTGTAATATTTATTATTGAAGATACCATATTAATAACAGTTGAGTATCCCGTAGCATTTGTATTAGTTTGTTTTATAATTTCATCTGCTTGAAATATACCAACAGTATTTGCAAAAGTTAATTGAACATTAGCAAATAAAGGATTACTTAATAGACCAAAAGTTCTAAATGTTGTATTAACAGGTATAGTTTGACTTTCTGTATTTGCAAAAGTTAAAGATATTCCAACATTATTAATACCCAATTCTTTTGGAATATTTCCACCATGTCCTTCAGATGGTCCAATTATAACTCTTAGTATAGCATTATTTGGTTGTAATAAACTTATAAAACCAGTATTTGATACAACAGTAGCATTTGCCCAACTATAGTTTTGTCCTTTGTTTGCTATTTCTATTGAAGCTAATGTATTTGAAGAAGCATTAACTATACCTCTACCTTGAAATCCTGTTCCATCCCCAACAATCATTACCATAGGCGATATTTCATATTGAGACGTTAAATCTGGAGTCACGGAAAATGGTTGATCGACTATTACATTTTTAAAGCCGCCCGAAACTATATAATCATCAATCATTCTTTGTTGACCCGAACCTGTACCACCAACAATTTTAATGGCACTTCCATTAAAGAAACCTGTGTTTGTTGATGATGTTGGATCAATAGTAAATATTAGAGAATTTGAACCAACTGCAATAAATTGGAAAAATCCATTGGCATAAGCATTAAAATTCGAACCACCATTTTCTACAATAATAGTATCTATAGCTCCCGGAACTGCATTTCCCGATGTATTTGAATTTGGAAGATAGGGAATGTAATCTACTGTAGCAAAATTTGAATATGTGGTATTATCAACACTATAAAGATATTTCCATTGATAACCATCTGCTGTAAAATAAAATAAATCATTTTCAGATGTTGAAGCTTTTGTTGGGGGATATGTTGATGGAATACCACCATTATTATTTAAACATTCAAAAACATCATAAGAAGTATTTGAATCTACTGTAACTATAAAATTTGTATCCAATAAATTAGAATTTTGATCATCATAAAAAGCATAAACCGTATTGCTTACCCACAAATTAAGATTCGTCATTAACAATACATTATTTGATGTAAGTTGTTTAGCAAACAACATATTATCCCATATTGTAAATACTGTTTCATTTAAAGAAGTATTTGGAGCAGGAGGATTATTATCATTTTGCCAAGGAATATTTTGACCAGCAAATATATAATAAGAATTTGCATCAACAGTATTAATAAAACTGTTGGCAATAATTGTTCCGAAATTTGATGTTATTAAATTTGGCATTTTTATAATTCCTGATTGATTGAACTATTTACAAGAGAGACTGGTGCATTTTGAATATTGGATTGTATAATAGTTTTTCCAAATACTTCTGTTCCCGAAATGTGTAATATTTTTTTGACTATGTCTGCATAACGATCAAAAGATATCGAAGTTTGTATTTCATAAGAAAATACTTGATAATAATAATCATCTTGTATATATTTATCGGAATCCAAAAATCCTTTAGTTGTTGTCCAATTACCTGTGCCAGTTCCTTGATTTGTCACGGATGCAATTCCAGTAATTTCAAAAATATTAGTATTATTGGTAAGAGTTAAAACTTCTTGATTTTTATAACTATAACCGCTATCAATAATTTCTGCACTTGTTGCAATACCATTGGCAGTTACAACATTGGCGGTAATTATAGCATTATTACCCATCGCCAAAGAATTTTGATCAATTTCTACTGCAACTATATTAGCAGTAGCTCCTGAAGTTACTCCAATTAGTTCACCACCTGAACTAAAAGATTCAAATAATGAAGTTCTTTTTAATAAGTATAATACATTATTTGAATAATCTTTAACAAATCCTTTGGCAGTTGTTATAAGATCGAAAGACGATACGTTAGTAACATTTGCTGTGGCATTTGTTACATTACCAATAATTTTTGTAGCCGTATTTGTAGTATTTATGTAAATTCCAGAAACATTACTTAGTCTAATTGTTGTGGAATCTGTATAAAATACTGTACCAACAGTATTTCCTTGTGTTACTAATTCTCCTACTTGGAAAGAAGTATTTCCAGAAATGCCAGAATATATTAATTGAGGAGTAATCGCAGAAAAGCTTTGTGTTATAACTTCACCAATTTGAAAAACTCCTGTAGTATTGCCAAGTTCAAGAATAAAATCTTGAGCATTTAACCCCGCAACTAAAGGTTCTATCACAAGTACAAATGATGCTTCGTTATAATTTTGACCGGGTGAAATTCCTGTCAAAGAATTTATAGTTCCAATTGTTATAGGTTCTGAGGTGAATAATGAATTTAAAATAGTATTTTGATTGCCATACGGATCTTTTGGAAATCCATAACCAAATAATTGATTGATTTGATAATTAGCACCACTTCCATGAGGAATAGTTATGGATGTAACATTTCCAAAATAATTACTACCCAAATTTGTAAGATTTATTGCTGCTAATCCACCCGAACTATTAGTAGAAACATTTCCTATTGCAGCATTTGAAGAATTTAAAATTGCAATTAAATTCGCTCCTGAACCTGCAGAAGTATTGGCTGTAATAATAGGAGGACTTGAATAATATTGACCATTACTTCCCATTACAAAAGATACTATATTTCCCGTTGAATTTGTAATTACTGTCGCGGTCGCACCATAACCAGTATTAGAAGTAAAAATTAATCTTTCACCATTCGCGTAATGTTGACCTGTTGCTACAATAAGTATTGTAGCAACACTTTCCCCACCTCCATTAAATGTTACTATATCATTATTAACATATCCTGTACCACCATCATAATTTATGGCTGTTATAGTAGCATTGACTGTAGAATTTGCTTGAACAGTATTAGCAGTTGTAAATGTACCAGAATTAGCATATATTGAAATTATTGTACTATTAACAGCATAAACAGTTCCTGTAGCAATTATTGCTGTTGAATTTGTTTGGTAGATGTAACTATTAACAGCAAATGTTCCATTATTTGTTCCAATTGTTAGTTTTTGACCAATTGTAACATTAGCAACCAAACCAACACCACTACCTTGCCCGTTTAACTTTATATATTTGTAAGGAACATTAGCAACATTTACTCCATTAAGAAAATCGGTATTTAAATATACAGTTTCTGTGTCAGAAATAGAACCAATCTCAAAAGTTGCACCAAAACCTGTCGAATTTGAACTTATATTAGCAGTAGTATTTGTACTTAAACCATATATATAAGCATTATTACCAGGATAGAAAGAATTAATTTGATTTATTATACCAATGCTATTACTTGTAAAACCAATAACATTACCACTTGCAGAAACATTTGCTTCTAAAGATATAAGAGCAGTTATAGTATTTCCTGTTGTTCTTAGAGTATCGGCAAAATAAAAATTATCATAATTTGAATTGGTTTGTATAATTAAAGAACCATTTGCACCATTTTGTATAACATTAACAATTGTCCCGGTTGCTTGAGGAATCCATGTACCCGAAGTCCAACCAATAACATTTTGTCCAACTGTAAAATTACCATTAGATGAAAGAAACGCAACATTAGATAATCTTTGCTCAATTGTTTCAAATATTTCAAAAGAAAGAGAAGTATTTGAATTTTGAACATTTGACATCAATAAAATAGTATTGGAAACTAAAGCTTCGGCGTTTAAAGAATATCCCGAACCACCATCTTCAAGATCAAAATTAACTCGACCTGTTGCGTTTGTTATTCCGGTAATTCTAGCTAAACCTTGTTTACCATATTCAGATGTTACATTAAAAATTTCACCGATAATATTATTGGCTCCCCCATTTTCAATAGTTATATTATTAAGAGAACCAATAATGGTGGGACAATTTAAAAGAGAACCATTTGCAGTAATAAGTTCGCCCGTTACAAAATTTCCTTCTAAATTCGAAAGATAAAGGACATCAAAATAAGCGCCTTGGGTACTTTTTCTTGCGAAAGATTCAACAAATGCCGTTGCTCCCGAAGAACTTCCTGTAATTTGTTGACCGATGAATGATGGTGTAATATCTGATATTGATACTTCCAAATATATTGGTACTACCCAAGTTCCATCGGAAAGTTTTAATATATCATCACCGGGAATATAAACCGAAGCTTCCACTCCATATAAAAGTTGGAAGAATAATTTAATACCAGCTTCAGTTCCTCTTACATTGTAAAAATCCGAAGAATGTTTTATAAAATTTCGAACATTACCAATAGTTAAAGATGGAAGATCAACAAGATATGTATTTTTAAAATGTACAACAAATTCATCAACTGTTGCATCTATATCTCTAAGATTAATTAAATTAGATGCTTGACCGTAGGGAGATGTTTCAAACCATTCATAATAAGCCTCAACAAACGCAATTAAGTTTTCACCATCTTCTTGATAGATTTGAGGAAATTGTTGTTTAATTACATTTGTGATAGGTATTGGATTATATGTCATTATCGTTTTTGGGGAACCACATTAATAATTATGTTACTTTGATCCACAGCTAATATTGTATTCATTGTTGCTGTTATATCTTTACTAAGTGTTTTTGCAAATAATTTAATAGTAGAACCAAATATTTGTTGAAATGTTATTGGAAATATAGTAATAGTTCCTGTAAGATAATTAATAGTTCCCGCAACTTCTACTTTTGAAGTAACTCCTGTAGTAGATGTTGTATTAATTAGTAAATTACCCAATCCATCATCTGCAAATTGACATACAGTATTATTAAATTTAAAATTAGTAGAGGATATACAATCATCCGTAGATAATTGATTAGCAAAATTTATAGTCCATGATGTATTAGCTAATGCTGAAGTATTTAAAGGTATACTTAAAAGTACAGTTGTATCATCACTATTAATAGAATTATCAGACGCATCAATTAATGTCGTTAGATTGCTGAACCTAAAAGTAATATCAAAATCTTCTAATTCTGCAGAATTATAATCTAATATTGTTTGTAAAACTTCTGCTTCAATATCTGTTTGTGAAAGAGATGTTAAAGTATAATCGTAATATACTGTTGTATTAACATTAAGATAAAAATATTGTGGTTCTATAAAAACGGGATTTATAAGAGTTGGATTAATAGTTTTTATAAAATTGAAGTATTTTTGTTGATTTATTTGTGGAACACCTGTTGAATTTGCTAAACTAATACTAATTAATACTGTTCCATATTGAGGTGGATTTACTAATTGTCCTCCAAAAGAATTAATTGCTTTTATTTCTGGGAAAGTATTCTTTAATATTACTTTATAATCATCATCAGTAAAAGCTCTTCCTCTTGTTTGATTAAGTCTTGGTGCATAATATCTAACAGATTCAATATCTTCTTCAATATCCCCTCCAGATGCAGAAGAAGAAGTTGTAATAATTACGTTTGAATATCCCCCAATTGTCGAAGCATTAACAAAAGTATTCGCTCCATTTGGTGCGATCCCCGAAGAAACTATATAAAGAACTCTAACAAGAGCATTAATTCCTGGACTATAACCTGTAACTCCATCACCAAAACTTATTTGATATAAACCATTGAAATCTTGTTGTATAAAATATACATTAGATGTGGCAGTTAATCCTACTATACTATTAGTATATGTATACTCAACTTCTGGTCCATTTTCTGTTATGAATACTGATATACTTGTAGTATCTACATTGGCGTTTGATAAATCATAAAATTGATTTTGAGCATTGGATGTAATAGTAAATACATCTTGAATTGAAAAACCTTCATATAAAGGAACATTATTTATTATATATTGATTATTTGATGAATTTATTACATAAGCTTCATCAGTAGAAAATGAAAAAGATTGATTCCCAATTGAAGATGTAAATAATGTTCCCGCAGGAACTATAATAGAACCAGGATTATCATTTGGATATATTTGAATATTAATATAAGAAATTGCTGATCTAGATGATCTAGGAGTATATCCAAGTTCTTTTGCTCGTGATATAATAGAAGATTGAAGTTGAGCCGTGTCAATGAACATCTCTGAAGCAACCATATTAGTAAGGAATGCATTTTGATATGTATTATAACTAAGAAGATCTAATACTACCGATAAACTCGATCCTTCAAAATTATAATCTTGAAATTGATCTTGGTTTTGTAGATAGTTTTTAAGTGATCCCCTTATTGAAAAGAAATCTGGCGCAGTTAACAATAAGGCATTATTAGAAGGTATATTATTAGCCATTAATTTATCTCAATCTAGAAAGGGTTATATTAAGTAGAACAGGATTTGGAATATTTAATATTGTAAAAATTACACTTATATTATAAGCATCATTTGAATAATCTGGACTTACTGTTACTGTTAAATTATCGACTCTTGGTTCATAATTAGTAATTGTTTCTATTATTGCATTTTGTATATTATTTTGTGTAACAAGAGTCATAGGTTCAAAAAGAAAATGCTGTATAGAACCGCCAACAAGAGGCTGAAAAAAACGTTCTCCTCTGTTTGTCATAATCAAATTATAAATTGCTCTTTTAATAGATCCTTCATCTATAAGACGAATTAAATTACCTGTTACTGGATGAACATCGAAATTATTACTAAAATCTGAATATGTGGGTGAGCTTTGTATCATTTGATATTTATATCAAAAATTAAATATTGTTTGCATTTACATCACCATCGACATTAACGTCTCCAACAACATTGATATCATTATTAATAGTCATTGTTCCATCACAAGTAACATTTACATCATCCGCAAAGTGAACTGTAGTTGTTCCAGCAATAGTTAAAATAGAATCTGAACCATTTATAGAATAGTTTTTACCAGCAACTTTTGTAATAAGATCACCGTCGGGACCAATATTTACATACGTTCCCGATTTATGAAATACTTCAATGAATTCATGACCGGGAGTGTCATTCACTTGTATTGCATGGCCCGAAGATGTTGTTAATACTTTATTATTTGGATATGTTACTGAATAATTATCTGCAGGTTCTTGAGCGCCTCCTCCTTTTTTGAGTATTTGTGTTCCGATAGCAAGAGGAGAAATATCAGATTTACCATTTGGAGTTCCAGGAAACGATGATAATATTTTTGGTTGTTGATAGTGATTTCCATCGAGAAAAAACCCAAAACATAAAGCTCCATTAGAAATTCCCGTTGGACTTTGACCAATTCCATTTGTTGAACTGTTTGATGGATCTTGACCAACCGAAGCCCATGGAAGTGTACTTGGAGGAACTTGTGAATGATCCTGTGAATGAATATTAAAAATTCTTACTTGAACACGTCCAAGTTGAAGAGGATCACCTAAATTATTTTCGACAAGCCCGCACCACCATACAAAATTACCATCCGCCCCAAATTGATCGTGTATTTCTGACTTCATTATATAACTTTCCAACCACGATGATTATTTTGTTTTTGTTGTATAACATATAATAAAGCATCAGTTCTTAAATTTTGATTTTTGTATTTTTGACATAATTCATATCTAGTACAAGTTTCTTCATCAAAATTGTTATGAAAAAATTTATGTACTATTTTATTGTGATTATTTTTAAATGTTTTAGGTCTTTTATATATTATATCTTTAGACCAACCTTTATGTGAACCTTCATTTTTTTTAATTATATCACATAATCTAGATAATGATAATTTTTTATTTGAATATATTTCTATTAATTCTTTCGCGTTACAAAATATACTACCATGTTTATTATGTATCCAATTAATTTTTTTATAATAATTATTATAATCACGTTTTGTATATTTTTTATTTTTATTTGAATATAGTACCCAACCTTTATGATTAGATATAAAACCATTTATAACTTTTAATAGTTGTTTTATATCTAATTTTTGTTCTTTATACTTTTTTCTTAATTCAAATCTTTTACATTCTTCTATACCATAAATTTCATGCCAAAATTTATGTATTTTATCTTCTTTTAAAATATTTTTTGGTGGAAAATTACCTCCTATTTGAATGTTATAAGTATCTTCTCTTATAATAAATTCTTTATTAACAATTATAGATTCAACACAATATGCGTCTTCTTCATTAAATCCATAAAATAAAATTTCTTTCTTAAAATTTTCTTTGCCATATATTTTAATATCATTTAACAAATAATTACTAGAACCAAAATACTTATCCATTGGATCTTTAGTTGTATGAACTCCAACATATATTTTATTATTGATTAAATTTGTGGTTTGATATACAGTATTATAAATCATTTTATATAACTTTTGTTGGAAAACCAAAACGAAATGCTTCTATGGTATTTATAGCTTGTCCTCCACTAATACCTAATCTAATATTTCCTATAATATACAATCCCGTTGCTTGATTATCTACATTTGGACTATTGACACGAACAGGAAAAATAAAATTTATTATATCCCCTGCTTGTATTTGTGTATCCCCCGGAGTGTTGAAACTAATTTTATTTTCGTTTAACATTGATGCATACAATTTATGTTGACCATATTGTTTAGGAAGAGCACTTGCATTACTGGTATCTAAAGGTAACATATAAGTAATCGGAGGAACTGATCCGGTATTTGCAAATGCTGTACTATGTGATGGATTAAAACTAGAAGCAAATGGCTGTTTAATTAACGTTGCAGCATCATTATAATTGGTATCTACATTACTAATACTTTTATTTAAAAAGTCAAATACAACAGTTCTTGAATTAATACCACCCGAATTTATAAGATGGGTTGTACTAGCTTTTGAATCAATAGTTAGATTTGAAGCATTTCTAAGTTGACTTCCAAGAACTGTTACTGATCCACTATTATCACCTGCTTTTGGAAGATAGGAATCTGCAGTAAATATTAAGTTATTAGAATTAGCTTTTCTTTTATTTATTAGATATTCATAAGTAACAAAATGATAACCAGCCATATCTTCAAAGAATACATAAGGTGAATTATAAGTTGGACTCACTGCTCTTTTACGAAGAAGTTCTATTCCTTCCCAACAATTTAAAGAAGGTATTATTAAAGTTTCAATACCTTTTGACATTTCAACTTCAATAATTTGTTTAGTTTGTACTTTTGAAGTTAATATACCTTGGACAATGCTTGATATATTTTGATTAAAACCCTGAGCTACTATTGTTGTAATTGCATTATATTGATCGGCTGAAGCAAAGTTTAATCTAAAATTAATATGAGAACCATTTTCATCATAATCTAAATTATCTATTCCATATACATAAAATGTTTTGGAAATTTTATTTCTATTGGGTGTTTGTACATCAATTGTTAAACTTTCTTCCCCCAGCATAGGAAGGTTTTGTAAAAGGCCGGAACTATCAGAAATTGTTATACTTCCTAGCATAGTAGGAGCAAATAAAGTTTGATATATTTCTAATTGACCATAAATTCCTGTAATATCAATAGTTTTTTTAGAAACAAGACTGTTTAAACTGATAGTATTAATTTGTATGGCATTAACACCACCAAAAGCATTAGGACTGTCCATTAGTAAACAATTCTCTTAATACTGAATTTAATTGTGTTGAATATGTTTTATCAATTAACATAATATTTCTTTTGGCTTCATTTATGTTAAATTCATTATCATATTGCATTACTGGTTGCCAATATATTTGTTCGTTTGAATTTAATAAAGTAAATGCATCAGGAGTTATAACATAATTTCCGTTAGTAAAAGCATAATTTTGAAATTGAGAGTTATATAGCCAATAACGAAGTTGATTGGGAGCTAATTCTGAATATTGACCAGAACTAATATTATTCACATTTGTTTTTAATATATAATGATCAATAGTAGAATATGTTGTGTATATACTTCCATATTTATTATTAATATAAGATTCTAATTGATCTTGTGTTAACGGCCATTGAGTTGTTTCATCATTTATATTATTAGCTAATCTTACTAACCAATCTAAAGTAGGATCACCATAATAATATCCAGCAATAGTATCAGGTCTGTCACCATCTTCTATAGTATAAGGATGATAAACTGTTCTATTATTTACAAAACTAGAATCAAGTTTTACTCTTGTTAATATATTAGGAGCAGATTTTCCAAAATATTGTATAATTGGAATATATTGGAAATATGACAATTAAAATCCTCCAGTAGATTGTGAAGGTATTGGAACAGAATTTGCAGAAGATGCTGCGGAAGCTTGATTTCCAAAACCATCTACACTTCCGTTTGTCAAAGACG